CGCTGGCGCAGTTCAAGCCCCTTGTTAGGAATTATGAAAGGGTTCCATTGTGTTACAACATTTGCCATATGCTCATCATCTCCTTATTGAACTTGTGAATTAATTGAACTTTGTATTGTTCTTGCTATTAATAAACCACCTGCAAACATTGTCTCATTTTCTACAGTTATACCGCTGGGCGGAGGCTTTGTTTGCAGAGTGGCTATAGCGCTACTTTCTGGCTTCGTCCCACCGAGGAATAGCCCGATTTTCTCAACGGATATCCTATCAGATGGCGGCTTACCCTGCGTCTGCATTGTTGCGGAGATTGCCGTAGCCATACCTGTTACATAAAATGCTCCGGGCGGCTTACTGTTATTGGTGGGCGGAGCCGGAGCTGGCAAGGTCTTTTCTAAGAGCCTGTTATATACAGCGTTACCGATAAACAGCCTTGTATCTAGCTTGATTGAGAACACAACAGAATAATCAATCAATACGCCCATAGGCTTAGGCGTTATGTAACCGTGCTGAACAAGTTCGTTTTCGAACAGCGTTTCAAGACCGATAATGCGAGCTTCCATCGTCATGTCTTGCTTATCGACTATTTGGATTTCGTATTCTGGGAACACGGTACCCCATATGTTTTTTATACCCTCTATGCTTCCGTCCCAATTGTTCAAGCTGATACGCGCTTTCAGTAGCATTCTATAATAGGCGTCTGGGAGCAGTGAGTCTGCATTGTTCGGCTGGAAGTCTAATAGCCTGCTAACGCCGACATATTGTCCTATGATGTCAAGCTGTGCTCCTGAGGCTGTGTCGAGGTCGAATGATTTATCGATATTCTCCAACAGTTCGCACAGGTCGATGAACGGCTCTAATCTCGCTTTCACAAGCTCCATAAACCTTGGCTTGTTTTTGTGCTCGCTCGTAATGCGATTTAGGTATGTGGATATGTCTATCATTCAAAGACCACCTCCACATTTTCAGAAATACATCTTGCTGCTTCTCGGAAGCCGATTTCAATATCAGCTTCCTGCAAGCTCGTGGTGCTTTTCCCTATAACCAACGGGACGGCGGGGGATAATGTGAAAGCCGGGGAACGTAAATCAGGCGTGACCGACTGCGATATGGCTTCCAACAGTGATACGCTGACGCTCTCTCCTATGTTGAGAGAGTTTATAAACTCCGTCACGCTCTCCTTTATCTGGTTTGTTAACGTGTCTACAAATCCGGCTCTTTTTTTTACCTTTAACCGGACGAAAACATCAACATATGTCGGTCTGTAAAATGATATTGGCGGCGGGTTATCGAGTTCGGGATTTGGCGGGACGACAATAACCTTTACATCTCCGTATGTGCCACAGCCGGGGGTTTTCCGTAGATATATCTCATTTCCTAGAGCGTCCGTGTCCCCGCCCTCTATGACACAACATACGGAATGTTCCGGTATACCGTGTGCGTCTGTATCTCCTGTATCGTTCTCGTATATCTTGTATCTTAATACGCCGGCTGTTTCCGCTATGCCGCCCTCCAATCCCTGTAATACGGTCTTGCTCGGTCTCGCGGTAGATATTGCTTGTCGCGCTTTTGCCGCCGCGTCGCTTTCAATGTCTTTTCCGACGATAGCATTTGCCGAGTTGGTTACGCTTTCCCAGCCACGAGTCTGAGTAACAATCCGGTTGAGCGTGCCAGCGTCTGCGTAAATCTGCCCGGGGGTTTTGCAAGTCGCATATACGTCTATGCTTCCGCTTTCGGGTATAACAGTATCATCGAGTTCCCAGAAAACATCTCCGGTTGCGTCGGTCACAATACCTCCCTTGATAACTGTTCCCGGTTCTCCGGTGCAAGTCACGACAACAACGCTCTGGGTAGCTTTCAGCCTTTTTAGTCCGTTGATTTTCAGAAGTCCGTCAACAGATACGCCTTTTGCGAACTGAATGCTTCGGTTGTTGTAAACAAGCTGTGCCAAATTAGCGACATCAGCCCACAAATCAGCGACTTCTGCGTTTGCTTGGTAATCTTGCGAGTCAGGCTCTAAATATACGTCAGCGCCGAAAATTCGGCGACAATCGTCGTTGATTTTGTCCAGCACCTCTTGATACAGCGGGAGATGTATTCCCGTTTCGTCAATATACGGCTTAAAATATGCCATTCCCGCACCTCCTACATATTGATTTCAAGCGGATTTGCTCCGCTTGAAACAGAAACGGAAAATTCCGTTTCGTATATTGTCTTTATTGTGATGTCCGCTGTGTATGCTCTGCTCTCTGACTCAATCTTGCTTTCGAACTTCGTTATTTCGGAAACTCCCTGCGTCCCGCTTATCCTTTCCGAAAAAATAAGGTCGATTTCGTCCGGCGTTTCGTCAGTTCGCAGCCGTTGCCCAAAAACTTTCTCAAACAATGGGGTACCGTCTAGCCGGTTCTCCCACCATTCCCCGTAAAGAAGCAACAAGCGCGTTTTAACCGCCTGCGCCACCGCCTCTGTTCCCTCAAGCATTTCGTTACGGCGACCGAACGTGTAATCTCCGTTCTCGTCCAGCTTCCTGTATTTCATTTCGACCTCCGCTATAACACCGTGGCGCTATTCTTTTATGTGAACGCTCGCGCCCTCTATGGTGATGTTCCCCGCAGCTTTGATAGAGATATCACCATTGCACTTGACATCTATTTTGTTCGATATATTAGCTGTGAGAAGATTTGCCGCGAGAATGTTTACCGCTCCGCTTTCTTTGTCAAGTTCGCAAACGATATTTTGACTGTCAGTCCTTATCTGTAGATTTTCTGAGGAATAGGCATTAACCTTTTGCGGCTGGCTCGTTGTTCCGATAATTGCGAATGCGTCGGACAAGTCATGTCGCCGCGTTTCCATCTGGTCTTGTACGCCGCCGCTCTGCCACCAGCCGTCAATACACATATCCGCAAAAACAAGCAGGCATTCATCCCCCTTTTTTATTGGTAGAGTTATTGAGTACCCGCCTGCTCGCGGAAAGCATATAGGTATATCCGTGAGTATCGGCAATCTTGCGGTTTTTGCGGCTTCTTCACCTACTCGTATATTTTCGGTAATCGCCGGTTGTACGCTTACTGTCTGTTTTTCTGGGTCAAAGCTCTCAACAATAGCGGGAATTGCTACGCGAAGCTGAGCAGCATTGTTAAAAGCTGCTACCCTCTGTTGTTCTTCCTCGCTGTGAAGTCTTTCTGATATTCCCTGAGACATATTACCCTCCGTATAAGTTATGTATTGTAGGAATCGCCCGTAAGGGGGACTGTACCAGGTTGAGCCACTGCGTCAAACTCTGTGTACCAGTCATTGCCCAACGTGTCTCCGGTATGCTTTAGCTTGATTATCTTGTAGACTCCCGAACTCAAGCTTGCCTTTCCTATTTCGTTGGTTTCCTGCACATATTCATTGCTTATGTGTATCAGCTTGTTTACATTCAGCAATGGATTTAGTAAGCATTTACCGCTTACCGTGCTGTCATTTTGCTCAGGCGTGCCTATCAGTCCGCTGCTCGGAGATAAGTCTACGATTTGTCCATCTGGCAAATCCCCGGGCTTTACAAGGTTGATTTTGCGATCGTTTACATAGAATAGCGCTCCCTCGCTTTTTGCAAGCATTGAAGCGTAATCTTTCGGCTGCCCGAACATCGCCTTGCCTCTCGCCAGCTTCGTGCCTTTGAGATTGCTTGAAACGTCCCCCATAGCCATATCGTCGTCGGCTATGCCTTGCATTTGCGACAATACGCTTTGCGTAGTTTGCCCCGCACTATAAGATACGGAAATAAAACCCGAATTAAGAAACATGTCACCGTCCTGGGCGATAACCTCCGTAATCTTGTCAATGCTCTGAGCTGCTCTGCGAATTGCTTTCACAATATCCCCGTCAAATATCAGACCGTACTGCTCCGAGTTTTCATAGCCTGCTTCTATAATAATTCTCTTAGCGTCGGATAGTATAAAATTCTGCGTTGCTGGCGCAAGATTGTAAATCTGGATAGTACTCTTGTTGGGTTCGGCTGACATTGATTTCTCTATTGCGAAAACCACCCGAAGCCCTGTAATATCAATACCGCTTGTCCCTTTTGTGGAAACGATAATCTTGTATTTTCGACCAAACAAATTACTCAATCGTATCACCCCACACAAGATAATATTCAGTGCCGAGATTGGTGTCGTCCGGGTTCTCCGCTTCTTGCAAATCTCCCTCTTTGACGACCACCGCGCTTCCCAAATTCATATATCCGAACTGCTCTAAAAGGTTCGCCGCCGGGTATTCGCCGACCATAACAGGTAGTGCGTCTATCAACGTTGCCTTTGACAGCGCGTCTATGACGGTCAAATTCCAGTATTTTGCGATATCGTTGTATCTCAGCTGAAAAGACAATGGGCGGTTTTTACCGTCTATCGGTATAGTGCAATTAAACGTCTGATTGGGAGCCGTCGTCAATGGTATAACATACATCTATTACGCTCCTTTCAGCAATGCCGTGGCTTGCTTTATTACCGACTGCTTCGGCGTTGTCGCCTGCGTTGTTCCGCTATTCGTGCTTCCTGCCTTTTGCGACTGGTCGCTGCCGGTTACGCTTGCTCTACTGGTTACGCTTACTCTGCTGGTGCTTACTATTGGGACTTCCTTTAACATAATATTTGCTTTAAATGCAAACATTGTTGTATAGTCGTCGGGGACAGATACGCTTGTTATCAGCATATTGCGATACGTCTTAAATCTCGTTACGACGGTTATGAGTTTTCTGGAAGTCTGCAATTTGAGCAATTCTGCAAAGGCTTTTCGGGAGCGGTTTCCGCTCCCAAATGTCCCGTTACCTGTTTCGCAATCAGACACCCCTACTTCCAGAGATATCTCCGCTGGCTCAACAAATGCATGGTCAGAAATGTTTGCTCCCGACTCTACGGGGTGTGATGTAGCGGTTACCTTGCTCGTATGGTCTGTTTTCAACACAGCGTCAAATACAAGACCGCCGATACTCGTTTTCGCCATTACGCAAACACTCCTTTCAGATTTCTGCTGTGCAGTTCCTGAGTCCTGCCTACCATATCTGCCGTCGTCCTGGGGCTGCCGGACGTATCGTTTATGGTGTAGTTCTGCTTGTTGTCTATATTCGTGGTGTTGTAGCTAACACTGGAATTAGACACCGAATTATACGCAGCGGTACTCTGTGACACCTGCGCCATTTGAACCATAACCTTTTCAGCGTTGTCGAGAAATGCTAAAAACCTATTAGCTAACTCCGAATAATCGGTCTTGCTCTCAGGGGAAGAAGTTCCAGCCGCCGAAATGCTGACGTTCTCGCCTTTTCCGACCGTACTTATTGCTTCAATCAGCTTCTGTATCTTAGCAATGAGCGCCTGAGCAACGGATTCCAGCTTCCCCTTGGAGGACGCTGTCGCCGCTCGCGTGCTGCTCTGGCTACTCTCACTTGACGTTGACGGAACATCTCCTGTCATGTAATCCGCCGCTTGCTTTAGAACGTCCGCTGCACGTTTCGGCTTCGTGAGTGGAATAACAGCCTCTGGCTTATCATCTTCCGCAAATTCAGCGTAATGCTCTTTGGTAAATACGCCGCCATCTGCGTGACCCTCAGTAGGCTGTTCAGCGGATTCGTCGCCTCCTCCGAACAATCCGCTGAAAAAGTCCCCGATACCACCGAAGATATTCGAGAAGAACCCACCGACTTTTTCCTTTATCCAGTTTCCCATACCGCAGATACCGTTCCATAAGCCCTCGACAATGCTTTTTCCTATGTCAAGAGCGCCTGTCAAGGCGGAGCCTAACCCGTTAATAATTGCTCCTACAATTTGCGGAATTGCTTCTATTAGCTTGGGAATAGCTTGTATTAAGCCTCCAATGAGGGCAATTACTATCTGTATTCCTGCCTCAATAATCTTGGGAAGATTATCAATCACTGCCTGTATAATAACAGGAATAAGGTCTACAACCGCCTGAACGAGTTGGGGAATCGAATCTATGATACCGTTTATCAATGCAAGCAAAATGTTGATTCCCGCTTCAATAATTTTGGGGAGATTATCAACAATTGCCTGCACAATAACGGGAATAAGAGCAACTACTTGCTCCACGAGCTTTGGGATTGCGTCCACAATGCCTTGAATAAGTGAAACAAGGATTTTAATTCCTGCCTGAATGATTCTCGGCAAATTATCAACAATGGCAGTGAGTATTTTTGTGACTAGGGTAATTGTCGCTTCTACAAGTTTTGGAAGCATATTCAAAATTCCGTCAATCAGCGACAGGAGAATTTCTATTCCCATATCTATGATATCCGGAAGCATATCTGATATCGCTTCCCAAAGCTGTGCAATAAGCTCTATCGCAGCCTCTATAATTTCCGGTAGCATTTGAACAATGCCGTCAATCAGCGACTGGATTATCTGTATTCCTGCTTTTATCAGCCGTGGTAACTGCTTCGTAAGCTGAGCCACAAGCTGCTTTATTAAGGTCAAGACTGCCTCGAGAATTTTGGGCAGCGCCTGTAAGATTCCCTCCACCAGCTTTTCAACGATTTCCACACCCGTTTCAACAATCTTCGGAAGTGCGTCGATTATTGCGGTTAGAAGTTCGTCGAGCAATTCTACAATCGCCGTCAAAATATCTGGTAGCGCGTCTGTAATTCCATCCACTACCGCCATAACCAGCTCTACGGCTGCGTCTAAAATGTCTGGTAGCGATTCGGTGATAATATCAATCAGACGAGAAACAATATCTCCTACGACCTCCAAAAGCGCGGGTATCATTTCTTTTACGGATTCTATGAGCGAACGTAAAACCTCTGTAACTCCGTCAAGCAATTTGGGGAGCTTTGATAACAGACCGTCTAGGATTGCCAGAGCTATATTTCCTGCAAGTTTAAGCAGTTCAGGCATCGCGTTAGCTATTGCGTCAATAATTCCGCTGAGAACTTCAACCGCCCAGTCAACAAGGGGGTCTACATACGATAGAACTTTCTCAACCAGCTTCGGGAAAATGCCTGAGATGTAGTCAACAAGTTTCGGGAGAAAATCTTCCGAAAAGAATGATAGCGCGGTTTTCCCGCTTTCCTCGAATCCGCTGAAAAAGTCCGTGAGAGTTTTCCATACCGGACCGAGTAAGCTATCGCCACCATCTAGGAACGTGAAAAAATCGTCCAGTAACAAAAGTGCTACGGAAATAATCGTAATCAATTTGCCTATCGGACCCATTTTAATAAAAGCCGCAAGACCGCCCAAAGCCGCCATAGCGACCTTAACACCGCCAGGTATAGCGTCGAAAACTTTCTTGACCGCTTCCAGCATTTGCGCTCCGGCTCGGATAATTGTTCCGCCAAGCTGTACTACCCAGGACAAGGCTTTCCCTATCTTGTCCGCCCAGTCGGGAATATTCTTTTTTATCTTGTCGTTAAAGCCCTTTAGGAGGCTTTGAATTTCCTCCATAGGCTTTTGAATATATTTCAAAAAACTGTGACCGACCCACTGTAAAGCGTTTGTCGCGGTCTGTTTCAGCGCAAGCACGCTTGTCGTGATTTCCCTTACAGCTTTCAGCCCCTCCGTGTTATCGGGGACTTTGAGGTCGGCGGCGTTTTCTTTTAACTCATTAAACTGTGCAAGGAGCTTGGGGTCAAGCTGAACTTCCTCCAGACTTTTCCCCATAACGTCCAATGCAGACTTTGTTTTGTACGCTTCATCGCGGCTTAAACCGAACTTTCTCTGAAATGCGGTCAACTCATCATCAGATTCTGCGAGCGATGTAGCGAACTTTGCAAGCCCGGTTGCAGCAGTTGCAACAAATGTAACAACCGCTGTTCCCGCAAGGGCAAACTTCTTAACAAACCCATTAGTGAAATGTGACACCTTGCTATCTGCGTTATCCATTGACGTTTTCAGCTTCTCGCTCATATCGTCTTTA